AATACAGTTGTGCTCTTCTGTATCCTGCTGAGACAACAGCATACATCATGCCATATGAGGCTGTCCTAATGTTCAAAGACATGCTTCTAGCTAGAGGCAATGTCCTCCTCGGGATCTCTCTCGTGTATGGCGGGAATCCCGACCTTATGCGAATAGTGGAGGAAGTGTTCCAGTGGGAAGAAGAGTGTCTGTACCGCTATGACAACCCCGGTTATGAGATACTCAGCAAAATTGAGGCTGTTGTTAAGGCATATATCATCCACACAGAAGACCCGCTCTTAGGAGACCACGAGGTAGATGTTCTAGCTCGCATGCGTGAAGTGGTCATCAAGAAAGAGAACGCTCTGCACGCCCGCGATGGTTACCAGGTAGACCGACTGATAACAATCCTATCTCGTTCTAGAAACACAGCACACACGATAGAGTTGTTTGGGCTACAGAGAATGACAGGGCACCCACTGATAGACCCGCGAGTTGGGGGACACTCGGCAGCGGAAGAAGCATCCCGTCCGATTGCAACATCATACCTGAGCGCCCGACGCTTGCGCAATAACTGGTGCCGTCTGTATCTAGAGGGCTTCGTCCGCCGCTCATCTCAGTGGCCTCGCCTATCTTTCACTGCAGAAGGGCGCACCACACAACTGTACCAACTCTATAAAATACGAGACAGAGCCATCCGTCGAGATTCATACCCGCTGTCTGATTGGGATCATGTCCGTTTCGGAGCGCACCAGGAGTTTGACTATTACACCAATTTCACAGATCTAATGGATGACAAATCCATCTCATATTATAGAGATGAATTCAGGGCAACATGGGACCGCTCCATCAAGCCTCGTTCTCAGCGACGCCTTCTCCTGGAGATGTTGGAGCGTGAGGAGATATCGATTCGAGCTATCGTGGAGCAGGTGGAAGCTCGCACAGTTCCACTACATTGGTTCATTGTAAGTCTGTATCCTAAGGAACGAGAGTTTAAGCTGGCAGCTCGCATGTTCAGCATGATGCCCTTCGAGATGAGGGCTTTCTTCGCATGTCTCGAGGCAAACCTGGCGGACCATGTGTTTCCCAACCTCCCACAGCAGACCATGACTCTGTCCCGGACCACCATTATGGAGAGATTCTTCAATCTGAGTAAACCCCTACAATCCGAGGGGAGAGAGCGGCTCTTCATTGAGGTGGATCTCTCCCGCTGGAACCTCCGGTGGAGGGATCTTCCGATGCGCCTCATCGGAATGGATCTCGATGACATCTTTGGATCAGATGGACGTTACACATTCGTTCATGAGTTCTTCCGCCAGTGTATGATTGTTGTCCGAGTATCCGGCTATCCGCCTGAGGGGCTTGAACAGGACCCGCCCCCCCAGACGGATCTGATCTGGTACAACCATGAGGGGGGATTTGAGGGGATTGTCCAAAAAGACTGGACTATAGCCACCTATGCCATGGTCGACCTAGGCATGGAACCCTTTGACATCGAGTACTCTTTACTGGGGCAGGGAGACAACCAGGTGATATTAGCAACAGTCTCTGTGCCGCTGGATGTGGAAGACAAAAAGCAATACCTGAGAGACCTTGCTGCCCGGATCAAAAAATCTATCGCTGAGGCGTGTGCTGCTGTGGGGCAGGAAGCCAAGGAGGAGGAGTGCCTTGAGTCCACAAATGTTGTCACCTACAGCAAAGACTTTTATGTTGGCGGCAGCGAATACTTCCTCTCACTCAAAGCTGTATCTCGCATATTTCCAAGGGGGGCTTCAGATTTTCCGACCGTGTCTAATGGCATCTCTGCCATCACGTCCTCAAGCATTGCTGCTGCTGAACGCCTCAAGCAGCCTCTGTATGGGTACTTCTTGAGTCTGTTTCATACCGCCCGATATCTGATACGCGTCCGGGACAGACCGACAGTTGAGGGTAGTTTCTTGCACAAAACATTCAAAAGAAAGCTTGATGAAGCAACGCTCCCTCTTGTTCTGGGGGTTCCAGGTTC